TAGGTGGAAGACTCTGATAACAAATCTGGTGAGAAGATACTACATACACAAGACCCATTATCAAGAGACATCCAAGTACCTAAATTATCATTTAGTGCGGGTATTCCCAACAGTAATGTGTCATCAATTAATATATTTCCAGCTACAGATAGAATAATCACGAAGGACAGATAATGGACAGTAAATTAGAGGCTGCAATAAAGCAGTGTGCTATCTCTGAGTACCCTAATGAGATGGTTGGTTGTGTTGTTGGTAATGATTTTATTCAATTAAAGAATATATCGACAACACCAAAGGAAAGATACAGACTTCTTCCTAAAGATAAATTACTACTTTTTGAGCTAGGTGATAGCCTTACTGCCTTAGTCCATTCTCACCCAGTGATGGATAATGTTTTTAGTGAAGTAGATATTAATGCACAGAAGGCTTGTGGTTTCCCTTTTTGGGTGGTGGGCACGGATGGAGTAAACACCACAGATATTAGGGAGGTAGTAGATGAAGCACGAGGTTAAATTTCATGGATCTTTCAAAGAAGATTATTTAAGTGAAAGTATATTTATTACAGCGGATAGCATGACAATGCTTCTCCGCATTCTTTTTAAAAATATTGTCCCTAATTTCATTGATAATGAAAAGAGTTTTGATGTATTGATTGAAGATAGTTACGGGAATGTAACAGGGCTAGTAGACCCAGAGCAAGAACTCCCACAGTGTGCATGTAAGCTGCATATTGTCCCTAATCCAGATGGTGCTGTTTTTGTTATTGATGACATCATTATCTACATCATTATCATTATTGTTTCAGTAGGAATATCTATGCTTCTTGCACCCAAAATGAATGCAAATAGTACGAGTACAGCGTCAGGTGCCAACTGGCAGACAGCAGAGAACGTCATTGGTCAAGGTGGGGCAATTCCAGTATTGTTAGGTACTAGGCTTGTAGGTAGTCGTGTTGTTTCACAAGGAATTGATTCTACCTTATATATAAAGAATGTCTAAATAAAGAGGTATTACATGTTAGATAAAAAACCTAAAAGGTTCAGGGGTCAGCCAACGAAACCTGCCCCTACTGAGTACGTCCACGGACTACATCACGTAAGTAATAAGAATATTGTGTTTGGTAGTGAAAGTAATTCTCACTATGTTGATGTAGTGAGTGTTGGACCTATTGGTGGTATCAAGCAGGTATACCTAGATGAAACATCATTTGAAACAGGTGAGTTCCCTAAGTCAACAATTTACATACATGATGGTGATGGCCCACAGAACCCTTGGGATGGTGATTTCCCTTTTGTTGAGAGAACCATTGCAGTTGGTAAGAGTGCGGAGATAGTTGAAGCTGGCACTGATGAGTATTCAAGAACAGAGTTTACAAGACGTGTTGTGAGTCTTGGTGTTGTAGGTTTAAGAGTTAACTTCACAACAAGTGGTTTTACACAGAAAGATGATAACAATGATGAGAAAGAGGCAAAAGCCAGATTCACTGTATCAGTACTCTCGCCAGAAGGTGATGTTGTAGCCTTTCGTTCCTCTGATTACACATATTTCTCAGCCAGAAATCCTACGGCAGTTCAGGTAAACATAACACCCCCTTCTGGATATGAGAGTACTCACTGGGAATACAAGGTCTTGATGGAGGTGAGGGGCTATGCATACCGCATCAACGCAAGTGGTAATTGGTCAGCATCTACAGTAACAGAGATATATAAAGATACTCAAACTTATGATAAGATAGCCTACGCAAGTGGTACTATTGTTGCAAGTGATGTAAGTGGTAGTATTCCAATGCGACAATACCTAACTGATGGATATAAGGTTCAAGTACCTATATACCAGACAATTGGTGGTAATCAGGTTATGACGGGTGAGTTTACTCGTAGAACATCGGATAGTCCAGCTTGGAATGCTATGGCAGTATTAACTGATGAGGTGTGGGGTGCTGGACTTCCATTAGACAAGATAGACATCGTATCATTTGAAGAATTTGACAAGTATTGTACAAGAGAGCTAGTTAATAACTCACAAAGATACTTATTTAGTCACTACTTAATCAAGTCGGATAACTACTATAAGCTAGCATCTGAGATGGTTGGGTCTGCTGATGGTAAGTTGTATGAAGATACATCTGGTCGTATTGGTGTACTAATTGATAAGCAGTCAGATAACAGACGTGTCATCACATCTTATGATATTGTTAATGAGAATGTAAAGAGAACAACAGTAACTGATAATAAAAGAACAAACTATGTTGAGGTTGAATTTGCTGATAGAGAAAACCTCTACAAGAAAACAATTATCAATGAGGTTGATCAAGGTTCTATTGATAAGAATGGTGTAGTTAGTAGTAAACTAAAACTTGATACCTGTACTCGGTTATCAGAAGCTGAAATGGTTGCAAAGAAGATACTTGCAACCTCACAATATTCAACCAGCTCCTATGCGTTTAAGGTAGGCAACACCCATGAAGATATTCAGATTGGTGAAATTGTTGAACTGTATGATCGTAAGTATTCCAATGTAAATTATTGTGGAAAGGTTGCAAGTGGATCTACAACTACAGAGATAGTAATTGACCCTAGAACACCAATTAATCTGGATGGAATCAAGACCCCATTATTCACTGTGGATAATGCGAGGGGTGTACCTATACGTGTACCAATAACATCTTGGACAAGCCTATCTATCGTGCTGTCAACTCCACTACCAGCAACACCAAGAGACTTCACATCCTTCGGTATCTATGATGCTGATGATACAGGAACAAAGCCTACACTGATTAGAATACTTGGTGTAGATGATAGTAGTGGCACAATGGCGCTAGAAGGTATTGAGTATAATGATTCATTACAAGATTATGTAGAGATTGGGTCTCCATTAGTTATACATAATTACCGATATATACCAGAGCAACAGATACAAGATATTACAGGCCTTGTGATTATTAAAAACTTAGGTGGAATTACTGCATCATGGGATTTCATCGTTGGTGGTTATGAGTTTGCATACATCTGGAAAGTTACACCTATCGGGGAAACAGCAAGCACGGTAATTAAGCAAGGTATTGCAACAACTAATAGTACATTCTTGCCCAATCCCCTTGTGGAGGGAACATACCAAGTACAAGTTGCACCTGTATTGAATGGTGAGCAAGTTGGTGACTTTAGTGTTGCCACAATAGGTGTTGCAGCATCCGCTGGCTCAGCGTTACCTGCACCTACAGGATTATCAGTGTTACTTGATGATGGGAGTTCATCAACAGAGTACAGTAGTAACTTCTTCAAATTACAGTGGGAGCAAGTTGATCAGGTTGGTGAAACAACTGTAAGTCATTTTAAGCTCAAGTTATCACAGAATGGCCTTAGTAAAGAGATCATCATAGATGGGGCCGAGAGAAGCTATAGTTTTTCAAATACATCACTCACAGAATACTTTGGTGACTACACGAGACAGTTCGCTGTAGAATTGCTTGCTGTTGACTCTGGGGTACACTCTACAGCACTTTCCACCATAACCATTAATAACCCTGCACCACCTGCACCAATGCTCACACTGGATAATACAGGGAGCATTACGTTAAGCTATTCACCAAGCATCCCAGATGATGTTATTGGATCGAGAACAGTGCTATGGGCTGGTACTAACACCAATGCATCAGCACCTATTGATGCCAAGGTTATCCTATCCTCCAATGCAACTAACATCTCGATACCAGAGGGGTACGTAGCACTTGATGGTACAAGCTATGTATTTGATGTGTCTTGGGTAGACGGGTTTGGTGAGTCAACATTCCACACTAAAGAATTATTTTCTTTTGACCCAGATATAATTGTGCCCACACCACCAGTACTCACGAGTGTAACACCCATAGATAGTCAGACAGTTTTAGTTAATTTCACTCATGATGGTACTTACCTAAAGAAAATGAAAATTAGCTATAACCGTGTAGGTACAGATGTATGGGTCGAATTGGCTGAGGTGTTTAACATACCCCCTACAGGAAGTAATAATGGGTATGATGTTTTAGAGGGTAGTGGGTTTATTCGGGTTGCTGGTCTTGTTAGGAATTTTGAGTATAACTTTAAAGCGGTTACTTCAAACACAAGCAGTCTATACTCTGATGACTCAAATATCATTACAGGCTCACCTTACCTAGATGTAACAACTGGTGGTGATTTAAGTGATTTGACTGACTTGGTTGGTAGTGTTGGTGATGACTTGAATCTGAAACTTGCTACAGAGACAATCAATAGGAAGGAGACAGACAAGGCTTTATTTGATACCGCTGCATCTGCTGTACAGTTAAGAAAAGACATAGACAATGGTATGTCAGGTGTCACTGATGCAATCTTTGAGGTTGATCCTGCTACTGGTCAAATCCGCAATAGGGCATTTGCATATACTGATGAATCATTCTCACAAGCAAACTTGTTAATTGATGGTGTTAATGCTGAGGTGCTAATCCAAGCAGCAAGGATCACTGATGCAGGGGATAGAATTACCAGTGCTGAGTCAACAATAACATTACAAGCTGGGCAGATTGAGCTAAAGGCGTCATATACCGAAGTTAATGGGATTGTCGCAGGTGCTATTGATGCGGTTCTTCCCGTTTACTCTTTCGGATTCTTTAACTCGGTAGAGGGCTGGTCTGCTGTAAATGGCACACTAGCATCTGCAACTAGTAAAATAAACCTAGTTTATGGTGATATAACAAATCAATCTCTAAGTTACTCTGCTGATGAAAACCCAGTCATTACTTTGCAAATAGAGAGGACTGCTGGAACTGGTTGGCAGGGTGATTTGATTGTCACATTTAGCGGTGGGTCTACACAAACGTATGCAGGTGTGATCGATGATGTGGATGCTGGTGTTGGGTCTACGGCTAGGGTGTTAAACTTAGGTGGAGAGACTACCTATACAGGGACAGTTACAGGAATACGGATCAGGTTAGGGCAAAGCAACTCAGACACGTTTACAGTAACAAGTATCACGATAGGTAAACCGTCGGCAACTCTAGAAGCGCTTGATGGAATTACAGCACAAGTAAATCAGCTTGGTATTGATCTTGATGCTGTAGAAGGTAGTCTCACCAATTATGTGACAACTACATTCTATGGAGAAAACTCAGTAACCTTTAACAACTTAGATGTGACACTAGATGGCTCTGATGCAATCATTAGCCTGAAAGCGACACAGCAAGAGTTAGATGAAAATGATGTAGTCACTAAGGCCAACAGTGCAGCAATCTGGATTGATGCAAGTGAATCAAACATTACACAGGTTGTGACCTCTTATAATGCACAGCCAGATGGTGTAGATGATCAGATACAGGATCTTAATGATCAGTACAATCTTGTTCAGTCAGAAATTGATGCCTCTCTAGGTCTTATCAGGGATCAGTCGGTAAGTATTAATCGTCTTGGGAATAAGGATAAGAATGTAGAGAAGAACGCCTTCTATGCAGCCACACAACTCCTTAAGCAGAGGGATGGTATCCTAGAGGTAGGTGAGGCAGTTGCAACTGCTGATCGTCAGCTACAGGCCATTACAGACGATGTTAGTGCACTATCTCAGGAGGTGGTTGAACTAACAGCGAGTTTTGGAAGTGATCTTGGTCAGATTGATGCAAAGTTTTTAAGTGTCAATCAAGCAATTGTGACTGAAACTCAGGCAAGGGTTGTCGCAATTAGTGAACTTACAGCATCTATAGGTAGTAATACAGCAAGTATCGTAAATGCACAACAAGCTATAGTTGATGAGACCGATGCAAGGGTATCCTCAATAAGTCAATTGACAACAAGCATTGGTGAGGATATTGCCATAGTCGATCAAGCTGCTAAGGCTGCAATCGGTTATTGTATGATAGGTGGCAGTCCATCATCACATGAGACTAAAACGCTTTGTGAGTCTGTTGGGGGTACTTGGATTAGTAGTACACTAGCAACAGCTACAAGGACAGTCCAGGTCTCATCAGGTGGTAACACAGCCACAGTTGGTGATTTCTATGAGTCGTATATTGACCTTGAAGGTAATGTAAGTGGTAAGGCTGTCATCGGTGTAGATGTGAATGGTACATGGACAGGTATGTCTGTGGTAGGTGGAAATAGTTATAGTAAGATTACTTTCAAAGGTAATGCTGTTGAGTTTCAAACCGCAACAGGCTCACCTGCACTCTACTGGAACTCTACTGATAATACGTGGGTATTTAATGGTAGATTAGTTGTAGGTGGGTATCAAGTTGATGATGAGTCTGATATCAGGGGATTAGATGGTGCCGATGGTGCTGGTGCATTTACATTGGAAATAATCAGTAATGCAGTCGCAACACCGTCATCACTTAGCAAGGTTGGTGGGTTAAATGCATGGGATTCAGGTGCCTATTCAAAAGAGCGGTATGCCGCAGCAGCAGCAACATCCAGCTTTGCATCAGCAGGGTACTATATGTTTGGACTTACTAATACCTTTGGGGTTGGTAATGAGGACATGATAACTTATGCTATCTATAACGTAGATGGTGCAATAAGAATACGGGATGGTGGCGTATCTCGTGGCAATTTTGGTCCCATCTTGAGTACAGATATCTTCTCTGTTGTAAATGACGGATCAACTGTTCGTTACCTAAAAAATGGTAATGTTATCTACACATCAACCATTTTACCATCAGGGCCGTATGGGTATCAAGCTGCCCTCCACACACCACACTCCCTCCTAAATAATATCTCATTCACATCATCTGGGTTTACGGGTGCAGATGGTACTGATGGGGTTGATGGTGCAGATGGTACTGATGGGCAAATAGGTGCTGGTTTCTTCGGGTCTACCTATACCACTATTGATTGGACTACAGCAACGGCTAATAGTAGATTTACATCATTGGTGGGAAGGCCCCCTGTAAACCTTGACATATTCACCCAAACAAGAACTGATGGAAATGACTCACAGGCAAGGCAGTATAATGGGTCTTCTTGGGTAGGTGTGGCTTTGCAGGTTAATGGTACAATAG